TATGCGACCTCGACGAGCATCTACATCGGGGGCGTGTACGGCGAGGCGCAACTTTCGCTTCTCAATATGGGAGCCATCTATTTCGGGAATGGCTGGGAGACGGCGTCGAATACCTACATGCTTGCGCTCTACTCGCCCTTCGCTCAGGGAGACGTAACCGATTGGCAGACGCAGACCTACAGCAATTCCGGCGAGGCCATCAACCTCTACTCGCCGCATTTCCTCGACACCGCCTCTACAACGAACCCGTACTGCTTCAATCTCCAACAGAATGCCGCAGCGGAGTTCAGTATCTACGGCGGCTCGATTGACGATTGCCCGGCCTATATCTACGGCGGCAATGCGTCCGTCTTCTTGAGCGGCATTAACTGGGAGAACCCCGCCACGAGTGCTTCCACAACCTATCCGGCATATACCTTCCTTACCGTGCAATCCACAACGCAATATACGAACGTAACCGTACAAGGCGGGGCGTTCGCAAATGACGCACACAGCGCGACGAGCACTCCCAATTCCTTCATTGTGTGCGGTGCAACGTGCACGGTGAATGGCGTCAGTTTTCAGAAAAACGGCACGACGACCGTCCCCGTCGCCATTGATTACTCGGTAAACGGTACAAACGCGACCCTCCATGCCCTTGGAAACACGAACCCTGCGGGGGCCTTCACGAACTTCGCCTCGTCCACGACAAAACTCTACTCGACTGTCCAAGACCTTCCCGACCGCGTCGGTTCAACCGTCGTCTATATCCCGAACGAGGATCCGACGACGTGCGAATCGAGTACCGCGATCACCCCCGACTACGGCACGATCTTCAACATCAATGTCGCGAACATGGGGAGTCCCACGGGCATCTACCTCGTGTCAGACCTCTCAAACAACCAATCGTCAAGCACAAACAACGAGACGTTCGGCATCGCGCAGCTTTCGAGCACCACGCTCTTGCTCGCGTCCACGTCCGCCACGAACGTGGGGGAATACACCCATCAGGTGCAGTATTCCGCAAACTTCCTTTCGTCACTCTCCGCGACCACCAGTTCCATACTCCTCATCTCAAGCAAATGCTCCGCGAACATGGTCGGGCAGGGGCAAAACTGGAACCCGCATCTTGAAATAGATTACTAACCCAGTTATGTACGGATTTCACGGCTACGGAACCAACGCATACGCATCGGAACGGCAGGGCTTCCTCGCGCCGGTCGTGAAGCTCGGTATGCGGAGCGTCGCGAACGGTTATAACGCTGCCCTTACCCTCATGCTCCGCTTCCGCGCCATCACACTATCGAACCCTTCCACTGACGAAACCACGCTCGAACTATGATCCTCCAACCCCAGATCGTGGGACAAAACGACTACGGCTACGAACTTCCTTTCACCTTGGAGGACGGGAACGGCAACGCTGTCAATCTGGCGGGCGCGAGCCTCACGATCACCGTGCAGGACAGCCAAGACCCAAGCGGGCAAGCGCTCTTTACCGGCTCCATGACGATCGACAGCGCGACTGCCGGAACCTGCCACTACACGGTTGCATCCGGCAATTTCCCGAATCCCGGCACGTTCCTCGCGCAGATCACCGCCACGTGGTCCACGAGCGAGGTGCTTACGTGGTCCGGCGTCACGATCATCGTCGAGCCGAAACTGCCCAAGACGAACAACTGACATGCCCTATGGGGTACGGAGCACGAACTACATCGATACGAAATGCACGAAGTGCGGCGCTCCGATACGACGCTCACGGGTAGTCCCGAAACCGGTATGTCTCGCCTGCAAGGAGAAACAGCAACGCGCGCGGGGCGCCCGAAAAGTTATGCACATATCCAAGGGGGCTTGACGTTTTCATACTGAAGGTATGAATAACACCAAACTCGTCGGTTTGGTCGTCGTAGTGGCTCTCCTTGCGGGTGCCGTCGGCGGCTATGTGGTAAATCAACTCGCGCCTGAAGTCGGCGGCGCGTTCGCAGGCGGCGTTACGCCGACCAACTACTTCACGGGAAGCGCGTCGGGAGGCGGCAGCAATAACGGCTACGTCGAGCCGAACGGCAATCTTGAGGTTGTCGGTCCGAACGGCTTCGGCCTCGGCACGGCCGCCGCGCAGGAAGTCACGTCGCTCTACACCGCGACGACGAGCTACCCGTCAGGCACCTCGACGGTGACGCTCGGCCCGGTCACGGCCAACAATTCCGCGACAAGCACGACCGTTGGCGGATTGAACGGCGCATATTCGGTTGGCGATGCATGCGAAGTGACCTATTCAGGCTCCCCGACCAGCACCGCTTTCGGCGCGGACGCGTTTGTTTCCTCGGTCAACGGAAGCGCGGCAACGGCGACGATCACGCTTTGGAACGGCGCAACGGCTTCGACGACCTTCACGGGATCGACCAGCACTCCGTTGGTTCTCAAGGCAACCTGCTTCCATACAGGCGTCTAGCCAAACCCCACTTCACGAGGGATGAATGAAACGTTCAAACAATTTTCTAAGACCCTCGCCGATGAACTCCAAATCAAACTCACGTCCTCGGAGGTAAAGGAATTCATCACCGCGACAAAAGCGTCTGGCGACGACCGGACGTTTGAAGTCGTGATGAGCACGTCTGACGAGGACCGTCAGGGCGACGAGCTCGACCAGTCACGCTGGGACCTGAAGTACTACACGATGAACCCGGTCGTTCTCTGGGCGCACAACTATCAGGGCTTCCCGATCGGCATCGTGACGGACATCGAGATCAAGGGGAATGAAGCGATTGCAACCGGAAAGTTCGCGCCGGCGGGGATCAATCCCGAAGCGGACATTGCCTGCTCCCTCTACCAGCAGAAGATCCTCCGCGCGGTGTCCCCCGGTTACATCCAGAACGACGACGGCGCGCGCGAATTGCTTGAAGTGAGCTTCTGCCCCGTCCCCGCCGGCCGCTTCGCCCTTTCGATGCGGCAGGTGGGCGCGCTCGGCATGTCCACGCAGGAACTCGTGACGAAAGGCTTTTTCTATGAAACGAAGGGTGCGGTCCCGTTCAAGAGCCACGGCACCGCAGATCCCGATACTGTGTGGGACGGCCCCGCCGAAGAGAAGGCGTGCGGCGACGACATGGACAAGCTGAAGTCCATCTGTACGTGGTTCGATTCAGACAATGCGGACGTGAAGTCCGCTTACAAGCTCCCCCATCACCGCGCCTCCGATCTCAAGGCCGTTTGGAACGGAGTGAAAGCAGCGGCAGCCGCCTTACAAGGCGGCCGAGGGGGAGTTGACATTCCCTCCGGCGACGTTGCCGCGGTGAAAGCCCATATCGCCTCCCATTACAAGGAATTCGGCGAAACGCCGCCGTGGGAAAAGAAATCCGAAGAGAAATCGCCCCAAATCGGCGACCATTGCGAGCTCGACGACGGGACCCCGGGAGTGCTCGCAGACGACGACAAGAACCCCGGCAGCCTCGTATGTGTCCCCTCGAAATCAACCAAATCCGAATCAATGGACAAAGACATCGAAAAGAAATTCAAAGCAGAGCACGAACGGCACGGAAAAGCGTTTGCGAAGGCGATCGATGAGTTCAAGTCCATCGATGAGTTCACGAAAGCGGTGGATTCCGAGCAGGACGAACACCTCACGAACACGATGAAGGCCGTGGACGAGAGCTACGAGACGATGGGCCGCGAGCCTAACAAGGAAGGCAAGTCCATCGACGAGTTCAAAGCCGCGATGAAAGCGGAGCATTTGAAGCATGTGAAAGCCATCGACAAGGCGATCGACGAATTCAAGTCCGCTTACGATCCCGACGCCGAAGATGACGGCAAGCAGAAAGCCATCGACGCGTTTACGAAATCAGCCGGCGAAGAGCTTGACCGCCACGAGAAGGCCCACAAGGCCATGTGCGAGGCGGAGTTCGGTAAAGGCGACGATGACGAAGAGAAGCAACTTACCGACCTTATTAAGAAGGCCGGCCGCGCCATTTCCGCGAAGAACAAAGACAAGTTGAAGGCGATTGTCAAAGCAATTGAGGATCACCACACGGAGCACGAGAGATTCACCAACGATGTAACCGCGGCCATCAAGGAGCTTATTGGCTCCGAAGACGGCGACGGAGGGGGGGAACCTTCCAAACAACCTAAGGGCGATGAGTCCGAAGGTGAGAAGGCCCTGAACTCAAGGTCGAGCACCTCAGGAGCCAGCGACGAATTGGAGGCATACCTCCTCGGCCAGCGGCTCGTGAGGCAGGTCAAATCTGCTTCGGAGGATGCTCTTCGCCAGTTCAAAGAAGGAATCAGGCGCGCGCGTTCTCAGGGCAGATAGACCTATCCCATTTCCAAATCAGTGGATAAAGACACAATCGTAAAGGCTGTCGGCGACACCGTCACCGAGACCTTCAACGAACTCATGGAGAAGTCCCTCGTTCCTACGATCGAGGAAGTCTCCGTAAAGACCGCGCGTCAGATCGTCGATGCGGCTCTTGTGGAGCGCGCCGTCAAAGGCCGCGACATCACGGGCCTCACGACCGACCAGAAGATCGCGTTCGCCAAGCAAGTGCAGTCCGTCTTCCGCGGCAACCGCGAAGGCTCATTGCGCGTGAAGGCGAACGAAGCCCTCATCGAGGAGCAGGACAACCGCGGCGGCTACTTGGTTGAACCGGAAGTTGCGGCAGCGATCCTTCGTATCGCCGCATCGGTCGGAACGATCATGAAGCAGTGCCAGCAGTGGCCGATGAAGACCGATGAGTTGGGCATCCCCAACTACACCGGCACCTTCCTCACCGGCTCCTATGTCGGCGTGGACCTTCCGGGTCCGATCACCGGACTCACGTTCGGTCAGGCCGTCCTCATCGCCCGCAAGTGGCAGCTCGCGTTCACCGTCGGCAACGATCTTTTGACCGATGCCTCGGTGCAGCTCGCGGACTGGCTCATGGCGATGGCAGGCGAGGCGTTGGCGAACATGATCGACCAGCAGGGCTTCGTGGGAGGCGGCACCGTCGCAGGTACCGCGTACTCGGGTCCGTTCGTCGGCATCTTCAACACCGCGAACGTGAACACCTACACCCTTACTGCGGGCGCAGGCAACACGACCTTCGCGAAGTTCAACCCGATCACCGACGCCGCGAACGTCGTCGCGACTTTGGAGGAATCGATCTTGGACGGCGCCGCGTGGTACTTCCACCGCACCGTCTGGGCTGCGATCCGTTCCGAACTCGCTTCGAACTCCGGCCTTCCGTTCCTGTTCCTTTCAGGCGCAGGCAACGAGCTGAAGGATGATGTCGGGGGCGGACCGATCCGGCCGGCAGGTATGTTGGCGGGTTACCCCGTCTACACGAACCGCTGGCTCCCGGCGACCACCGTCGCTTCGCAAACGAGCCAAGCGTTCGCCATCTTCGGCAACCTGAAGGCGTGCGCGTTCGGGGACAAAGGCGACCTTCGCGTCGCCCAGTTCCAGAGCGGCAACTTCGGCACGTCGGGCCAGAGCAAGGAAATCGCGCTCGCCGACCAGACCGGCATCGTCTACAAGCATCGCCACGCGTTCGTGGTCGTGCTACCGAAGGCGTTCACGGTCATTTCGACCGCAGCGTCGTAGTTTTCGCCTGTTCGTTTCCGGCTTGCGCCCCTTCCTCGGCGCGGGCCGGAGCGAACGGCATACACAAACCGCCCGCCAGACCAATGTGTTTTTCAGAGCGCATTGGCCTGTCCCTTCCGACACGTCGAGGGAAGGCAGGGGCCAATCATCCAATGCAATGCGCGGATCAATTTACGATGACGTGAAACTCGTTGGCGGTGTGAGCATCGCCCAGTCCGTCTCCGGCTCATCGGCCGTGGACGGTACGAGCGTGAACACGACGGGCTACACCGACGCGGCGCTCCACGTCTACGCGGCGGCAGCCTCGGGCAGCCCGAGCGCCGCATCGCTCGCCGTCACGCTTCAGGAAGCGCCTGACAACGCGACGTGGACGACGGCGCTCGACAACACGGGTACGCCGATCGGCTTCACCCTTACGCCGACTTCCTCGGCACAGGAGAACGTCGCCCGCATCGAAGGCCTCAACCTTAACCGGCAGCAGTACCTTCGGGCGGTCATCACGCCGACCTACACGGGCGGCACGTCCCCCGCGAGCGTCGCGTTCGCGGAGATCGTCATGGGCGGACCGGCCCAGCAATTGCCTACGGACTCCAACGTGAGCAATACGTAAGGTTGCAGAACCTTCACACGCACGGCCTCTCCGGTGAGGTAGAGGCCGTGAAGTGAGGGCTTTCCCTCAATATTCATGACGGAGGAACATAAAAGAAAACTTAGCGAAGCACAGAAGGGCCGCATTTTTACTGCCGAGCATCGGGAGAAATTAAGTCTGGCACGTAAAGGCAAGTCCCCTTGGAACAAAGGAACACACGGCGTCATGAGGAGTTGGAATAAGGGCAGGAAGATGCCCGAGCATGTTAAAGCCGCGATTCGTAATTCGCATTTAGGTAGGTCGCCTTGGAACAAGGGCATTCCTTGGTCGGCAGAACATCGACGCAGATTAAGTGACGCACACATCGGTATTCAAGCAGGACCAAATAATCCGAATTGGCGAGGTGGTACCAAATCAGAACGTGTTCGCGTAATGTCAACCGCCCGTTATCAACAGTGGCGCAAGGCGGTCTTCGAACGAGATGGTTTTCGTTGTTTCTCGTGTGGCGAGCGGGGCAAGCGCATGGAAGCTCATCACCTATATCCATGGGCCGAATGCCCGCGACTTCGTTTTGCCCTTGAGAACGGCATTACCCTTTGCGATTCCTGCCATCACTTGATCTCACCAATACTGAAAGGTCCGGATAACATCGTTGCCCCAGCGGGAACCGTGTTTAGTAATTTTGTTTCCCTCCATGGCTGAACGAGTTGCGCAATATGCGCTCACAACTTTGCAGCGAGTAAAAGATCGTTTGGAGATTACGATCGATGATTCTGATCCCGTCCTCACGCGGATGATTAACGCCGCATCGGACTTCATCGAGCGCGAGTGCGGCAAGACCGGCCTTGAGGCGTATCCGAACGACGGCCATTTTGTGCAGAAGACCTACACGAACGAGGTCTACAGCGCGAGCGGCAAGAAGCAGATCCATCTCGTCCTCCGCAACACCCCCGTCACGTATCTCATCGTCACGGGCAATTTCTCGCAGGGATCGGCCAACGTGACCGTCGCGCCCTACACCGGCATCGCCGCCGGAATGCCGCTCTACAACATCCAAGGCCTCTTCCCGCAGGGCACGACCGTCGCATCCGTCGGCAGCAATGGCGCGCTCACGATGAGCCAGCCTGCGAGCGTCACGCAGACGGGCGCGGTGTTCGAGATAAGCGGCCTCATCTCGTTCCAATGGCGCTCGGGGACGCCCTCCAATCCGAATTGGACGCCGTTCCTCGTTGACCAGTTCGAACTCCTGAATCAGGGGCGCTCGGGCATCATCCGCGTCTACGGCGCGATTCCGGGAATCTACAACAACATGCTCCGCGCGACCTATGTCGCAGGGTATCCGGTGGACTGGCAGAACGCCGGCAACGGATCGACCCACCAGCTTCCGTCCGACCTCACGAACCTTTGCGAAAACCTCGTCGTCCGGATATTCAAACGCGCGCCGCTCGACGGCAAAGCGTCGATCAGCATTCAAGGCGCAACGACCGCGTGGAGGGACAACCTCGATGCCTTCGATCAGAACGTTATCAACAATTACCGCCGCGTCGGCACCATTTTCTAATTCCAATGCCCGGAGCTACGTTCCAAGTAACCATTCCCCAGCTTCCCGCCCTCCAAGAGGCGCTCGCGAACTATCCTTCGATTTCGCAACCGATCATCCAGCGCGCGGTCGTGGCGGCGAAGGCGATCCTCGCGAAATTCACGACGGCCGCGACGGTTCCCGTAAAGACCGGATACCTCGTGCAAAACTGGGCCTTCGACGTGGGAACCCTTCAGGCGCGATGGTATCCCCGCGCGAGCTACGCGCCGTATGTCGAGTTCGGCACCGGCCCCCATGAGATCAAGGCGGTAAACAAGAGAGTACTCGCGAATGTACAGACCGGGCAGGTGTTCGGCCCCATCGTCCATCATCCGGGGACGAAGGCAAATCCATTTCTTGAGCGGATAATCGCCGCCTCTCAGCCTGATATTGATGACCTTTTCCTGCAGGCGCTCACCCAAGTAAACGAGGCGATCGCCTCCCAAGCCAATGGCTAACCTCACGCCCGCACAACTTCAGATGAACGCGATCCTCGCGGACCTTCAGACGCTCGTAACATCAGGCGTGTTAAATTCCGCATTCGCCGACGACATGTCGAAAGTCAGTCCGCTCGACCGCACGTGGCCCGGCTTCCCCTCCGCCGTCGTCATTCCCCCCACGGTATCCGGCAATGAGTC